ATGATATGCGACAGGCAGGGCTGGGAGTATCACGGGATTTAACCGACAACGAGTTAGCCTAACGCCCCATACCCGCCTCAGGAAGCCTTGCGCGTGAGGAGTGTCCTCTATCTCGCGCCAAGGAGAAACGCCTCCTAGTATAGCGTATGCCCCTCGTAGGGGCATCATAGCCTCCTAGTATAGTTGATCCTCACGCTCCACCACCGCGCCCACCTTCCCCTCTTCGTTGAATCTGCCGAAGGGCTTGTCGAACAGCAGGGTGATCTCGGCGTGCGGACCGTTGCGGTTCTTCCGGAGAGCCACTTGTACTTCCTCGACTGCTTCATCACTCGCATCCAGGCGGTGCATCAGCATCACCGCATCGGCATCCTGCTCGATACTACCTGACTCACGCAGGTCGGACAGGCGCGGTTCGCGGTTCTGCTGCTCCATACCACGGTTAAGTTGTGACAAGGCCACGACGGGTAGGTCTTCCCGCAACGCCAGTTGCTTCAGCGAACGAGAAATGGCGCCGACCTCGACGGCGCGGACCTCGTGGCCCGGACAGGTGAGGAGTTGAAGGTAGTCGATCACGAGGAGGCGGGGCCGGCGGTCAAGGCGGGCCAAGCGGGAGCATATCGCTCCCATAGTGGCCTCGTGAGCGTCCATGAAGGTTACGGGCAGGTGGCGCAGACGGTCGGCTTCCCTTTCGAGGTCGGCCTTCGCCCGCTCGGTGAGAAACCCGCGCTTGAACGGTCGTTGCACCCCGGAGGCGGCGGTCAGCAGGCGTCCCGCGCAATCGGCGGCGCTCATCTCTAGTGAGACGTAAGCTATGGCGCGGTCGATGGAGGCGAGTTTGCCGGTGAGGTGCAGGGCGAGGGCGCTCTTCCCTACACCCGGACGACTGGCGAGGACATACATACACCCCGGTCTGAAACCCCCGTTCAGGGCTTCGTCCAAGTCCTTGAACCCCGTGGGCAGGGCGTTCGGTCCGCCTTCGTCGGTGGCCAGATACTCGGCGTGGGCTGCGGCGATTGCCTCGGCGCAACCGGAGGCGCCGGAGCCGCCTTCGTCGGCAAGGGCGCATGCGGCGTTGAATGCGGCCAGGGCTGCGGTGGGGTCGGCGCGGGGATCGGACAGGGCGTCGGTGAGGGCGAGGTTGGCCCGTTGGATGGTTCGCGTCCGTCCAGCGTCGAGAAGGTATTTGGCGAAGCGGTCGAGGATCGGGGCGCGCAGACTGTGATCAGCCAGCCGGTAGACGTGGTCGTCATATTCGGGCAGGCGGAGGGCGAGGTCGAGGTAATCGAATGTCCGGGATTCGGCGCACAGGTCGGTGAGGGCGATGAATATCGCCTTGTGGGCGGCGTCTTGAAAGTCCTCCGGGGAGAGGGTTGCGGTTACCTTGGCGGCGTTCTCGGTGGCGGACAGGGCGTGGGCGAGGGCGCCGAGTTCGGCGTTGTACTGGGTAAGTTCCTCCACCCGCTAGTCCCGCATCGGTTGATCGAAGCGCTTGGTGAGGGGTTGGCGGGGTTGTTCGCGAACGTCGGGGCGGGCTTCGGGTATCCAACCGTTGCACGCGATGGCGAAGGCGTCTTCCCAGTTCGCGAACTTCTTTTCCTTGGCGGTGGCCCAATCGCGGAATATGCGGAGGGCTTCGCTGCGGTTGAGTTGCGCTTGCTTGGTGATGCGTTCCGGTGGGTCGAAGTCGGTGGGGTAGGGCGTGGTCGAGTCCGGCGGAACGGGTTCTGTATTAGTTACGTCAGTAACCTTTTCTTTTCTTTTTCTTCTAATCCCTGAAACTCGGTGCGCGCGAGGGGGGGAACTCTGCGGGGCCTGCTTGGGTACGTAGAGGGCCTCTCTCAAGTACCCTTTTATTATGGTCTGAATGGAGTCTCCGGTGAGGGCGGCGACGTTTTCGAGGTCTTGTTTCATGGTCGCCGGGACGGTTAGTTTTACCTGTACTTTCTTCATTGGTCAATCTAGGTGAAGAGGTTGTTCGGATGGCCTATTTCGTCCTCGCTGATCTGGGTTATTTCTATGGCTATGCCGGGTTGAGCGGAGCGGTATTTCTTGAATTGGAGGTGGACTATGCGGGCATCGTCTTCCCAGAACGCCAATCGCCCCAATGCGTCGAGCATCATCTTGCATAGATTATCGGCATCGGGTTTGCGGTCGTGGCAAGTCCAAGTCCTTTCCTTGATTGCCTTCTTCTCGGATTTGAGGAGGGGCAGGCAGTAGTGGATGCGGAGGCGCAGGGGTCCGGCGAGGGGGACGTCGGGCCGGTGGGGCATGAAGAGGCCGAGGAAGTCCGCTTCTATGGCCTTTCCGGCTTTTGACTGATACATACGGGGCTTCCCGCCTATCATGGCGAGCTTCTTCGCCGCTTGGGCGGTGGAGCGGGGGGGATTACACGGAATCCACGCCTTCAGCTTCATTGTCCCCCTTTCCCGCCTCTGAGGTGGCGCCGGTGGTGACGGTGGTGACGGCCTTGGTGGTGTTATTCTTCGCCTTCCTCTTCCTCCTCTTCGGCTTCGGCTTGCCCGCCTCGTGCAGGCGCAGGGCGTTCAGGACGTCGCCTTCGTCGAAGGTCTTCTTGTTGCCTACCCAGCGTCCCTCCAGGTCGTAGGCTGCGGCGAGGCGGTTCATGCGGTACTTGGATACGCCGTGTTGGCGCGTGACGTCGGCCATCGAGATGCGGCGGTTGCCGGCTTTGGGCTTGAGGTCGATGGAGACGAGGCTCTCGGGGTAACCCGGCCAGAAGCCCGTCTCGGTGCAGTATGACCAGAGGTTGCATGCGTCCCGCATGCGCCCCAGTTGGGCGTTTACGTCCGATCCTGCGATGGTATAGGTGGCTACGGCGTGGGGCGGGGTCTTCTCAACCACGGCGAATACGAATTTCTTCACGGGATACCCCAGCGCCCGGAGTCCTTCCCGATAGAAGCAATTTTGGAAATCGTACCCGAACTTTCGGACGGAGGAGGTGAACCCCCTGCGCGAGGCGGACCCCGAAGTCGTCTTCAAGTCCATCACGATACCCTGCTCGGGTAGCAGGAGGTCCGGGCGAATCCGGCAGGGGCATCCCCGATAGGAGAAGAACCCGGACTGTTCCACCAGCGCGCCTTCCTCCGCCAAGTACCCCGCCACCACGGGGTTGGCGAGGAAGGCTCCCGCCAGGTCGAGGCAGAGGTCGTAGTCGCTCTTTTTCAGGAAGGTCACCTCGGGGCGCTCGGCCTGTATGACCGCCAATGCCTCCTTGTACGCCTTCGTGCGCGGCCCGCACCCGGCGATTTCATCGGGGATGCAGGCGTACTCCTCGTCCAGTTGACCCGGTTGCAGGACCGCCGTATGCGTCATGCTCCCTATGTCGAAGTAGGTCGGCCTGACGGCGGGCGGGTTATCGAGTTCGTGGCGTACGTGCTGGGGCGTGGCGTTTACCAGTTCCTTCGCGGTCGATTGGCTTAATTCCGGACGGGAGTGGTACTCCGCGTTCGACATTTCCCGTAGCATGACCCTAGAAGTTTATCGGCGCGCTTGGGTCGCCGCCGGTTTCATAGGGATCGTCGCCACTGAACAGGGCGAACAGATCGACGGGGGTGTCGGCGTCCGCCTTCTTGATCTCCTCGGTCAGTTCGGCCTTCGGCTTCGGCGTCACGCTGTAGCGCGTTTCCTTGCCTTCTCCCGCTCGATGGACCGTCAGGTCGAAGGAGGTCAGGTCGCCCCAGTCGGGATCATTGGCGAGGCTTACAAGCTCGTTCAGGACGGTCTTCTGGGTGATGTCGAGGATTTGGACGCACTCGTTGGCATACGACCATACCCGGCATGCCCAGAATTCCTTGGCCTTCTCGTCGTAGCGGCTGTTGTCCACGGTTCCACCGGGCTTGATCCGCTCGGGCTTGCGTGAACCGTCGTCATTGGTCATCCAGCCGACCGTTCCGAAGACGCAACCGGGCGGGGTGTCCTTGAATCCTCCGAGCATGCGGAAGCGGTTCTCGCCTCCGAGGAATTTCATATAGCCTCCGGCATCGGAGGGGGGTTTGTAGTCATCGGGTAAAAAGCTCATTTGCTTTTCCTTTCTTTTTTGTTGGGTTCAGTTGTGAAGGCGCGGAGTACGTCGACCCAGTTCACGGAATATCCATAGGAGGGGATTCCGAGAGCTTTTCGACGGCGGAGCCAAGTCTGGCGCGATAGACCGAGACGCCTCTGCGCCTCGGATATCGTCACCATCTCAACCGCCGGTTCCACACCCATGAAGACTTGACCAATAGGGATAAAGTCGGGCGGGTCAAGAAGTATTTCCCGTTTTTATCATTACCCCGTAAAAAAACCAAACCCCCGGTGACAAGCCGGGGGAAGGATTGCCCCCCGCTAAGGGAGCAGCAAGACAAAACAGGGGATATGCTACGGGATAAGGGGCGGGGGAGTCAAGGGCGTTAGTCCTCGCGCTCCAAGCGCTTCGACTTCTCCACGCCGCCGAGGTAGCGCCAGTAGATCATGTCCAACGGGGTGCCCTGTAGCATCGCCCCCTTATACTCGTCGTCCCCGGCTATGGAACTTATGTCCTTCCATGCCCGGTCAAATACTGCGGTGGGGGGGAGGAGTCCTTCAAGGACCGCCCGCGCCGGCCCTTGTCGGCGCGACTGGTATTGAAGATAGCGGTTAGCCCCGATAAGCTTCCAGAGATTGTCTTGGAGTAGCCTGTCGGCCTTTATGGGCCTTCCGTAAAGGATGTCCTTAATGACGTCGGTTCCGGCATTGGCGGCGGCAAATACTGTTGCCAACCCCGCTAGATTCATTGCCCCTCGCGCTCCGATACGGGCGGCTTCGTCTCGCTTCCCCTCGCCATATAGCTTCATGGCCTTCGATATGTCGCCGGCGGCTGTCTCGCGGAAGGCGTCGAATTGTTTCACGGTGAAGGACTTCAGCATGTAAAGAATGCGAAGATTGCCGCCCTGCCCGTGGTATGGTATTTCACTCATGGCGGCGGGGCTGACGTCGAGGAACTTATACCAGATCAGTTCTGCAATGCTGTCGGGGGGTCGCCCACCCACTTTGTTCACTCGAAGGTCTTTTAGCATCATTTGCGTGCGTTCGGCGCCGAAGATCGGAACAAGGTCGTCCAGTAGTTCCGCCGTCCCCTTCTCGGACGTCGAGAGCTTCTTGTACTTGCGCCAAGCGGCGTTCATAAAGTTATTCTTGCCCCATTGATCCAACTTTTTCAGGCCGCTAATGGTGAACATCTTGTCGAGTACCTTATTCAAGCCGCCGGCACTGGTCGCCACGTCTACGTCGTGCCTATTGAGGCCGAAATGCTTCACGAAGTCGAAGCGCTTTCCAACCATTGACTCGAAGGTATTACCCAAGCCGTTGAAGTGAATACTGAATACGTTGTCTCCCAACTGCGTGATGGCGGACCCCCATGAAGTCATGGTCTGGAGATACCCCAGATTCTTTTGAAACTGCATGAACGCCCCCATCGTTTCCCCGCTGAATCGTCTCCGTATAATTCTTTGAAGTTCGCCCAGTTGGGCCTCACTTAATCCCCATCCCTTTTCCTTGCCCATTCTTAGGGCAACTTGTCCCGCCAGCGAATCGTCCACCCGAAGGGCAGTACCGAGGTCGGTGGTTTTCGGGGTTCCTCGAATCGTTTGGCGTGAACCGGGGAAACCCACGGTTCGTTCGGGAGCCGCCGACAAGTCGGGGCGTAGGAAGGCGCGGGTTTCGGTCTCGTTCACCACTCGCCGGACGTAGCCCGCCAAGGCGTCGGCGGGATCGGCGTAGGCGTTTAGGAACAGGCCCATTTCATCAAGGTCCAACACTCGCGGTTTCGTGAGAGCCGACGCTCCTTCCGCCGGACGAGCCTGATACCCGCGCAGTACGCGACCGGCCACTTCCACGGCCTCCGCAGGTGGCGTAGGTTCGTCCGAGCGGTATCCCTTCGACGCGCGATACTCGTCCAACGCTCGGTCAATCTCATTACGGGTACGCTGCATGCCGGAGGTCGAGTCCAGCCATTCCCTGAATTGCTTGTAATTTTTTATCTCGCGAGGGAAATATCCTTCGAGATACCCTACGTCTATGCCGCCCTTCTCGCGCGCATAGGTGCGCAGTTCATCCAAAGCCTGCCGCATCTCGGCGTATGATCCCTTCCCCGCAAGGGGCACCTTGTACTTCACGGCGAGTTCCTTGACGACCTTCTCATTGGGAGTCAGCAGGGCGTTCTTGAACTTCCATGCGTCGTCATGCGACAACCTCTTCGTCATGGTCGTAATAAAAGGGGTCGCCCGGTCGAGGTATGAGCGCGTCATGGTGGTGACGTCGGCCTCGTGCCGGCGAAATGCAGCCGCTATGAGGGGCTTAATGTTCTTGAGCTTCCTCGACAATGGGGACAGTACGTCGTCCAAGATGCTTTTTGCATCAGACAATACCGTTCGCGTGCGACTTTCGCCCGGATAAATTTCGGGGGAATCCAGAGTCTTTTCCACGCGAGCCGACTTCACGGTCAATGGTTCGGTAGCTTCCGGGTTGCGCTTTATCTCGGGGGCTACCCGCTTGAATTGCGGGGTCTTGCGGAACTTACGGAAAGCGCCGTACCCCATTCCGCTCATTATTGCGAATAGCGCCAGTGACCCCCCGAGTCCGGCTCGGGACATCTCGTCCTTCTCCTCGTCCGTTAGGGCGACATATGCCGCCGCCCCGCCCGTCCCCGTGCCAAGGATGCCGCTGTAAAATTTATGGTAGTCCTCCCCCAAAAGTTTCTGCGACATAGCCTCCCACTTGGAGACTTCCCCCGCCTGCTCCATCGGACGGTCCTTGAGCGGGCTTATTCTCTTGGCGAGAACTTGGTCGGGTCCGCGCTGAAGCATTGCTCCGCCCGGTGGGAGAGGTTCCAGCGGGCGCGCAAGCTGTCTTCCCACCATAGCTTCCTCCAAGCCTCCCAATCCCATCTTGTTCAATAGCCGCCGCTCCTCCCTGGCCCATGCGGCGCGTTCCTTCTTGGCTCCCTTGCCTCTCCCGAATTGGTGATCCTTGGCGGCTATCTTCTCTCGTACCGCCTGTAACGCCAGACGATCTTCCATCTTGCCTTGGTAGACGAGGAAGTCGCCGTAACCCTTTTCCACCTTCCGCTCGATTCCGGCTTGCCGCATGATGGGCTTGAAGATTTCCGACTCCTGCGCAAGTTGTCGGTCGAACGCTTCCCCAATTGTCGCCATTTGGCCCGTGGCCTCTTCACCCCTGCGCGCCACGGCGCTCACGGCATCCTCCGTTTCGCGCACTAATTGAGTTTCCACTGACCGTATTAGTTTTTCGGCTTCGTCGGCGGGCGTCCCCGGTCGCCCACCGTGAACCGGGGCGTGAGCAACCGACGCCGCCAATGGGCGCACCTTTTGAAAATTTTGTAATCCTTCGTCCTTGATGGCGTCCGTTACTTTATTCACCACGTCGCCTCTCGTCATTTCGGGTTGGATGCCGTCCACACCGAGGGTCTTACTCAACCATTTTGCTTCCAGTCCCCCCAAGCCGCCGCCGAGGACGCCGCCGAACAGGATGGTGGTACTCACTTGATCCGCAGTAGGAAGCTCGCCCCTTTCGAGTAGGGTGCGCGCCGTAAGTTCGGCGGGAGCGATTGCCGCCCCCTGCGCCGTTCGCGCCGCTATGCGGGCCGGGGCGGTCGCTCCCTTCAGGGCGGGACCGCCTATGCCGCTGACTGCCGTTGCGGTAGCCAGTTCGGCGGCACTAACGTCCTCCTGTAAGCCGCGACCAATGCGGTATTTCTGGCTCCAGTAGTTGCCCAAGGCGCCGCCACCCATCGCCCCCATGTAGGGACGCCCGACGAAACTGCCGGCAATCCCCCCCAAGATGGCGGGCACCACGTCCGTGCCGATGATGACGGCGCTCTCCCACGTCGTGGGAGGTTCAGTGCGGCGCGGTTCTTCCGCCCCGACAATCTCGTAACCCTTCTCAAGGGCTTCCGACAACGGCATCGTGACGACTGGCATTAGTGTAAATATATATTGGAACCGGGGTCGTCAAAAATTGACCGACGTTCTTCTGCTGCCTCTTGGTCTAACGCCCGGACTTTTAATTCGTGTGGAGTAGGTGGCCCCTGTGGTGCCGCAGGCGGTTCAGTGGAAGCGGCGGGAACGATTGCCTGAACCTTCTGTCGTTCCAGAAGTCGTTGCATTTCCAGTGTCTGGGCGGCAATAACCCCAGCTTGGCTTGCGACCATGCCGGTCCAAGGATACTTGTCCGAGTTCTCCTCGTGTAACTCCTCGTAGTCATCCATAGAGACCGTAGTCTTTCTACCGTCTATCGTAACCGGTATACTCTTGGTTGTGCGGAGGGTGTCGATCACACTCTTGAGTGGGGCTAACTGATCTTTTAGGGTTGGATTCAGTTTTGCCAACTTATCGTATATGGCGGCGGTTCCCAGCGACTCCCGGTAATTGGTCGCGGATTCCACAGCCAATAATTGCGCTTCCTCGACCTTCCTTTTGTGTTTCGCATATCCCTCCGGGCCGCCCCATTCGAGCATAATCGCCTCCCGTAACGCTGTATCGCCTTCAACCTGTCCCGGCACTGCTTCAGCGGTAACCTCTCTTGCCTTGGTCTCGGAAGGGAGAACAGATATGTCAGCATCTATTTGTTTCCCCGTAAGCCCCCTTTGTTTCTCTCTTAGCGCCCTCTCTGCGGCGCCCTCACCAAGATTGGCTATCGCTTCTACAAGTTGACTTTGTAACAATTTCAGCCTCTGAGGATTCGTCTCTTTTGCAATCGCAGCATTTATACCACTAATTGTCGCTTTGTCCTTTTGAAGTTGGACAGTTGTATCTTCTAACTTTGTTGCTATCCCAAGGGTCAACCCTTGCATCTCGTTTTGCATCCTTTGCGATTCCTCAAGAAGCTTATTTTTACGCAGCGTATCCCCTCTTGCCAACTTACCGGCAAGCCCTTCAAGTCCGGCCATGTTCAAATCTCCGGCAGCAAACTTCTCAAACTGAGTCATGTTCTTTTTA